GCTCTAATTTATATTTCATCGCGCCGGCTCTCATACTTCGGTGTCGCTCACTAATTTTCGATACGGTTTAATTAGGGCTTGCAGTGTATATGGCACTTCGGCCATCTGCACGCCGCTAACAGCTTCGCGCTGGTTGTACCAGTGCCCCGCGATCATTAAAACCGCCTGCTGTAGCGTAGCAGGTAATTTGCCGTCGCCCTGCACCAGTTCGTCGCTGGTGCGGTTCGTCGCGCTGCATACGTACGTCTCGGCTGCTTCCAGTAAGTGCGCCAGGTATGCGTCGTCCTCGCTGAAATCGTCAGCCCGTACGTGCTGCTTCAAAAGTGCCATATCCACTGTAGCCATAATTAAACTGCGTCTATAATTCTACCTTTGTGCTTACTCTCTTTTACTCGGCTTTAACCTTACCAAGTGCAAACGCCTCATCGCGCAAAGTAACAGTGCCGAAACGTGTGTTAAGCACAAAGTCTACAGCGTTGTTACGTGCAAGCGTATAAGGATCCGCTACCAAGTTCATTTTACCGAAGAAGCCGGCAGCCTGGTAGCTCCAGTCTCCGAAGCCGATATAACCGGCTGGGATAGCGTCGGTAACAAATACCGGATAACCCAGTACGTGGTCGTTCTCGCAAAGGAAACGGCCGCTGCCAGTGTCTACCTTAACGTCTTCGAGAATAGCTTTCATATCCTCGGTCATTACCCAGCACGGCGCTACAAGCTTTACGGCCTTAGCTACAGAAGCTTTCATTTTGAGAAGCTCCTTACGTGTAGGTGCCTCAGTTCCGGCAAAAGTCGTAAGCTTTTCTGCCGCCTTAACGAAAGGCCCGTATACCTTTCTGTCTCCAGCCTCAACGCAGAAAAGCGCTGCGTTAATAGCGTCGGCGATAGCTGCGGGCATTTCCTCGCGGATTACGCCCTCTACGATACCGTTGCTGTCCTCAAGTTCCTCGCGGGTAACTGGAATAGCGATACCAAGACGTTTACCGGTTGTTTCGAGCTTACTCCAGTCGATCTTACTGTCTGTAAGCTTAGCGCCCTCGTCTGCAAACTGCGCTGTAGCCTTTGTGTGCTTAGGCCAGCGAAGCTTACCAGACAAACCAGTGCGTACGTTAATGCCTACCTTATCCCAGATAAGGCCCATACGCATAGGCTTGATCATTTCCTGCTCCTGCACTGGAATAATACCAGTATCAGCCAAAGCCGCGGTAGTCTGTGGGGTTACTTCGCGCTGTAACTGAATAGTTACTTTGCGGTTACGTTCAAGCAGATTTTCGCGCATAACCTGGTCGGGGTTTGCTACCTCTGCTGGTTTGTTCTGTTCCGCTACTGCTGCCTGCATACGCATTTGCAGTACGGCGTTTTCACGCGCAAGTGTTTCATACTCGGCTGTCTCGGCCTCGGTACGCTCGCGCTGCTCGTTTTCGCACGCGTCGGCGATAGCGCCGATACGCTCGCAGTTAGCCTGGTACTTGTCGGCCAACTCGCGCACATTCACTTTGTTTTTGGTCTTTGTCATACCTCAAAACTTTTTAACTGTTAAACATACTATAGTTTAAGCGTAGCAGCGCGGCGCATTTCGCGCACTTGCTTACGCATTTTTTCGTCGTTCTTTGGTTGCTCCGGTTCTACCGCTGTGCGCAGCTCTTTTACCAGCTCGCGGGCCTCAGCCTCGCAGGTAGTATCTGGGTATGCTGGATCCGCAGCCAGGGTAAAATCGTAAATGCTGGTAATCACGTTTACGGTATACGTTACTATCGTTTTACCGTCTACGCGCTGCACGTCGCGCGATACATAGGCACTGTCGTAGTAGTGTGTAGTAAACATAAAACTACAGCCGGCTATATCGCCACGTCTTACCAGCTCCAGGGCTTTGTCGCCGTCGGCTGTCTTTGGCGCCTCAAACTCAAAGTATACGCCTTTGTCGTCTATTCCATAGCTTAGCGTACCTTTGCCGTTTTTGCTTCGCGCTAAAATCAGCTGGCGATTATGAAACATTGTCATTTTAATATCGCAGCCGTCCAGCAGCTCTTTAGTAACTGCGCCTGGTGCGATCACTTCGCGCGCTTCCTCGTCGTCGTAGGAATAAAGCGGCGCCGACGGCACATTAAACAAAATAGCATAGCCGGTAATAGTGCGGCTGGCTACTTCGCCCTCGGCTGCTTCGCGCACTCGCAGATCCGTTACGGTGTGTAACATTCTGCTAATTACTGCGTCCTTATTCTTTGCCATCTTCTTTAGGTTCTTTCGGGTTATCTTCTACTGGTTCTGCGGGTACTGGCTCCGGATCCGCTACTGGTTCGGTAGCTTTGCCCGCCTCGGTTATGCTTTTAAGGTTGGCCGATACCAGTACAGTATCGCCACCCTCTACGGGTGCCTGGTTCTCTTTCAGTCTCCAGTCGTTTACTGTGTATACGCCGGTGGCTATTGTCTGCGCGATATACTTAACTTTGCTATCCAGATCGCACGCGTATAGGCTGGTACGATCAAATTCAAAACGACGTTTACAACAAAGCGACGGCGTTACTAATTTGCGGTGCAGTTCTACTTCGATTTTACGCAGTAGTGGGTTTAGCGTACTGCTGAGGAAAGCTACGTTAGCCATTTCCGCGCTTTTATAATTATTGCTGGTGTCGTCAAATACAAACGACGGGTGCACGCCGAAGAAACGGCATATATCACGCACGGTAAATTTGCGGCTTTCCAAAAATTGCATATCGGTAGACGATAGCGAAATAGGGCTAAACTGTACCTGGCCAGGTAGCGATACGATACGCTCGCCAGATCTAAATCTGCCGTCCAGATCCGTAGCTGTCTTTTTCAGCTGTTCGTCCTGGTATTCGCCAAAACCGCGCACGCTGGTATCGTTACTAACTATTCCGCGCACGTTACCACCATTAGCAAAACGGTTCAGTGTCTCGGCGTCTCCCGTTAGCGCTATGCTCACAGTATTACGCGCATAAGCCAGCGTAGATATACCGCGCTTTCCGTCTATTGTATAATTCTTAATATGGATTATCTCGCTTTCGTCAAATGTACCAGCTACTCCCGCCGTAGTGTCGTTAATTATATATTTGTCGTTTAACGTATCGTGTGCTACGCAGCCTGGATTAACCGGTATAAGCGCGGCGTAATCCATAGTAACATAGTCGAAAATAGGCACTGCGTAGGCGTTTCCGTCCGATATACACTGCTGTATTAGTAACCGCCAAAAATCTACTGCCGACATATAGGCGTTTGGCTGTATATTCAGTAAATAATGAAGGCGGCTATTTTTGTCCTCTACGAAAATGTTATTTTTCAAACGCATATAGCGTATAGGCAAATTAGCCACGCTATCTGCCAGCAAATTTATACAGCGGTAGGCTGTGGCTATGCACAAAGCATTACCACCAGTTAGGGGCCATATATCCGACGCGCCAGTACGCGGCGTAAATGCGTCCGCTTCGGTAGCGGCCGCCTCGCGCGTAAATATCTTCTTTATTTTATCCAGTAATCCCATAATGTAAATGCTGCCTCTACATATACACAGAAAAGCGGGTAACTGGTACCCGCTTTCGTCTAATTAGCAAAATTATTTTTATCTCTCGTAGTCAATAAATAGACGCATACACATAAGTTTAGTAATTACGCCATCTATTTTAGCCGTCTGCTTTCGTTTTATCGGCTTGCAGTTCTCCAGCTTGTCGCTATCCAGTACAGCGTTACCGAAACAGTAGGCGTTTATAGGGTTATCGTTGATAAATACGTGGCCAGTCTTAGCGCCGTGCTCGAAGCTCTCTACCGGCGCGGTAAAGTTTCCGTAGGTCTGCTTTACGCCGGTTATCACATTGTCGGCACCGGCAGCGGCCAGCATATTTATAACTTCCTGGCTTTTCCAGGGATCGTAGCCGATACCCAGTATACGTACGTGCTGGTTCAGCCATAGCACATAATTAACGATAGCTGCATAGTCGATAACGTCGCCATCGGTCAGCGTTAAATAGCCCTTATCAGCCCAGACGCGGTACAGCTTTTCGTTAGGGTGGCCAGGTAACGCGCCAGCTGGGAAAAAGTACGCCGTATGGAAATGGAAATTACGCTGCGTTGGCTCATACATTCCAACTGTAACGGCGCTAAAGTCGTCGCTTTCCGATAGGTCGATAGCCACCATAGCGTCGGGCCTGCCTTTGATCGCGTCTATATGGATCGGGCGGCTAATATGGCGGGCCAGGGTGCTACTTATCCAGCTGCGCTGCTCATTCTCGGCGTATATGTTCAGCAGCTTTGTACGGAAAGCCAGCATAGCTTCGGATCCATCGCGCAGCGCCTTTTTGTACTCCTGGCGGTAAAACTCGATATTTACCGTTATACCTAAATGCGGGTGCACTTTATACCAGGTCTTTTCGTCGTCCTCGGCGTCGTCTATATCCGGCTCA